ACGCCTAAAGAATTTGTTATTGATCCCTGTGCTACTACTATTGAGGAAGCACTGGGTGTAGCTCAAATCGTTACCAAACCTAAATATGAAATTGTTGAGGCAGTTAAAGCTGGTATTTATGAAGACAAGCCTATTGGTAACTATGAGCAGATGGACTTAGGTTATGAAGATGAAATGGGATACGACAATTCAGATGACCACAAAGTTAAAATTATAGAGTATTGGGGTCGGGTTCCAGTAAAATACCTAGAGGAAAAAGATGAGGGTTTAGCCGATGAGTTTGACTATGATGAGGACGAACTGGTTGAAGCTGTAGTTGTTATTGCTAATGACCACTGTGTTCTTAAAGCAACTCGTAATCCTTATCTAATGGGTGATCGTCCATTTGTAGCTTATCAGCATGATCGTGTTCCAAATAAGTTCTGGGGAAGAGGTATTGCTGAAAAAGGTTACAATCCACAAAAGGCTCTTGATGCGGAACTACGCGCACGTATTGATGCGCTTGCGCTAACTACGCATCCGATGTTGGGTGTAGACGCTACACGTTTACCCCGTGGTGTTAAATTTGAAGTCAAGGCGGGTAAAACCATTCTTACGAATGGCGATCCACGTCAGACTCTAATGCCTTTGACCTTTGGGGATATCAGCCAGAATACGTTTAAAGAAGCCGCAGAGCTTGAGCGTATGGTGCAGATGGGTACTGGAGCAATGGATACCGCCAACTCTAATTTCTCCAACCCACGTAACTCAACCGCATCTGGTATGTCTATGCTTCAGGCAGCGTCCATCAAACGTCAAAAGCGCACCATTATGAACTTTCAGGAAAACTTCCTGATTCCTCTAGTTGAGAAAGCTGCTTTCCGTTACATGCAGTTTGATCCGACTAGATACCCTGCAAGTGATTATAAGTTTACCGCTTATTCCTCAATGGGTATTATGGCAAAGGAACTGGAGATGACACAAATGATCCAGTTGCTTTCCATGACACAACCGGGAACGCCCCCGTTTGCAATGCTTCTACTTTCCATATTTGAAAACAGTTCCCTATCGAACAGAGATCAAATGCAACAAGCTATTGCTCAAATGATGCAACCTGATCCACAAGCTCAACAAGTTCAACAGGTAGCACAACAACTTGAGCTTATGAAGTTGCAAATGGAAATTGAAGAGATGAAGGCAAGTGCAACTAAAGACATGGCTCATGCTGCTAAGTTCCAGAGTGAAGTTGTAGATAAGCAGTCTGAAGATGCTCTTGTTGAACGTCAAGCTGCATTGGCAGAGAAGATGGCTAGGATTGAAAAACTACGCATTGACACTGCAAATGTTAAGTCGGAAACAATACGTAATATTCCAGAGATTGAACATCTTCAATCGGAAACAATTCTTAATCTAGCCAAAGCACGTATGGCAAACTAAAGGAGTTTTAATTATGGCAATACCCTTAGTAGTAGCAGGAGCAGCGCGTTTAGTTCCTGTAGTTGTAAAAGGAGTTCGTTATCTTCTTTCACAAGGCGCGAAAAATAAAGTTAAACAAGCTGTTAAAACAAAAGGAAAAGATGCAGCCGCAAAAATCGCAAGAGCATCAGACCGTACTGGTAAAATTGCAAAAACTGTTGTCGGTAAAACAGAAAAAGGTAGACGTTCCGGTGCTGCTGTACGTAATAAAAAAGGTCAGCTTTCAGGCGTATCTAAAAAAGATCAAAATATAGCTAAAAATATTCGTCGTGGCGCAGTAGCCGCTGGAACAGGTGCCGGTATTGCCGCCGCTGCTTCTGGTAGAAATAATCGAAAAGCTGCTGCATCTTCAGGAAGCATAGATCAACGTGTTCAGTACGCTAAACCACCTAAAGTTAAAGCACCAGCTAAAGCTGCTAAGTCAAAGTTTGGTGTTGGTAATAGTAAAATGATTACGCACAATGGCAAGCCAATGGCTAATGTTAGCCGTGAACAACTAGATGCTACGGGTCTTAGTTTACGTGCATATATGAACTCATGGAATAACACAGGTAATCGCCCAACTAAAAATACCAAAAAGAAAAGTGCCGCCACTTAATATGACGGATAGAGAAGTATTAGAAAAACGAATTGACTTGTTTTCCTCAGAGGCATGGACAATCTTTACAAAAGAGCTAACGGACATGGCTCAGTCTTTGGAAAACATACAAACTATAGAAGACGAAAAAACTTTATTCCTCAGAAGAGGACAGGTAGATATTCTAAATATGATTATTAATTTAGAGGAGACTACCAAATTAGCACTGGATCAATTAGAATAATCTAATCCCAGTTATTGTGTAACCACTCCACAATCTTTATAGACGGAGGTCAGTATTATGAGTAGTGTAGTTGTTGAGGAGAAGGTCGAAACTCCCGAAGAAACGAACCAGTTTTCCGATATTCAAGCAGAAGAGACTCCAACTGAAGTACAGGAGGAACAATCTCAAGAACCGGAACTCCCTGATAAATTTAAAGGCAAGTCGATTACAGACATTGTTAGTTCGTATGAAAACTTGGAAAAGGAATTGGGTAGGAAAGGACAGGAAGTAGGTGAGCTTCGTCAGTTAACCGATCAAATTCTTAAGCAACAACTTACGACTAATCAAAGCGGGACTAACGAAGAGTCGCAAGAAGAAGAGGTTGATTTTTTTGATAACCCTGATAAAGCAGTCAGTAAAGCTATTGAAAACCATCCTAAGTTCCGACAGTTTGAAGAGCAGCATGCCGTACAACAAGCCAATGCTACAACTCAACAGCTTAAAGCGACACATCCTGATTACTTAGAAATCGTAGGTGATGGTAAGTTTCAGGAGTGGGTAAAGGAAAGTCCAATTCGTACTCAGTTGTACGTACAAGCCCATAACAGTTATGACTTAAATTCAGCTATGGAGCTTATTGGTAATTGGAAAGAACGAAAACTGATTACCAACACAACTGAGGCAGAAGCGGAAAAGGCAGCAAAACGTGAAGCTGCTTTAAAGAATGGAAAAGCAATTTCCCGTTCGTCTTCCGATTCCACAGTCGGTAAGAAAATCTACCGTAGGGCTGATCTAATCAGACTTAAAACAACACAGCCTTCTCGTTATGAAGCACTTCAAGATGAAATTCTAGAGGCTTATGCGGAAGGTAGAGTCAAATAACTATAAAGAGCTAGAGGAGAAATACAATGGCTTTGGGTACTGCACAACAGACTACGACAACGGCAGCGAAATTTATTCCTGAGTTGTGGTCGGACGAGGTTATTGCAGGGTACAAGAAAAATCTTGTCCTGGGTAATGTCGTTACTAAAATTAATCACGCTGGTAAGAAAGGTGACACGATTCACATTCCTGCGCCAGTACGTGGTTCCGCTAACGCTAAAGCAGCAAACACGCAAGTTACGCTGCAAGGTGATACGCATAATGAAGTTCAACTGTCCATTAATAAACACTACGAATATTCCGTAGTCATTGAAGACATTGTTGAAGTTCAGGCCCTCCAATCGCTTCGCCGGTTCTACACCGACGATGCTGGGTATGCACTTGCTACGCAAGTAGATACGGACTTGTTCACTTTGATTGAAGGTCTTCAAGGTGGAACCGTAGGTGGTTCAGGTACGTCACTCTTTGAAAAAGCAAAGATTGGTAGCGATGGTACTACGGACTTTGTAGGTGGTACGTCTAACGCTGCCGACATTGCGGATGCTGGTATTCGGAAGATGATTCTTCTTCTGGATAATGCCGATGTTCCGATGGATAATCGTGTTATGGTTATTCCTCCGGTTGCAGCCAACGATATGCTTGGTATTAACCGTTTCACTGAGCAACAGTTCATTGGTGACGGTGATGCAATTAAGACGGGTAAAATTGGCAGCATCTACGGCATGGACGTATTTGTTTCTAGTAACTGCCCATCAGGAACAACGACGAACTCCGTTGCTGTTCGCTTTGGTGTGATGATGCACAAAGACGCTCTTGCTCTGGTTGAGCAAATGGGTGTGCGTTCTCAGACCCAATACAAGCAGGAATATCTTGGTGATCTCTTCACCGCTGATACCCTGTATGGTGTAGGTGAACTTCGTGATACCGCTGGTGTTGCGATTGCTGTTCCCGCCGCCTAAGTAACATAGGGGAGGTCTTAATAATACAGGCCTCCCCACTACTTAACTAAGGAGTTTCCATGCCAAATTATAACTACATTTGTACCTCTTGTGAACATATTCAAACCGAATGGCGTTGTATGTGCGAACGTAAAAAGAAAACGGAATGTGTTAAATGTGGTAGTAAATCAACTTTAACTGTATCGGCTCCTGCTATTTTACTGGATGGATCAAACCCTGACTTTACTGCTGCCCATTCCAGATGGGTTAAGGAACACGAAAGTCGAGGCAATGGTGTTAGGACTGAGTAATGTTAACTATAGAAGCAGCTTTTGCCGACACAAGTTACGACATGGAACTTGAAAAGATTAAGAATAAAATACAAAAGTTGTATACGGAACTGTTAGTTAAAACTTTTAAAGCTGCTAATCCTAATGCTACTCCGGAACAGATAGAAGAGTTTTTAGAGGCAAACGAACTAGAGTTTAAGGGTACTGGGTTTGATGAAGAGGCTGATGATCTAGATGCAATGTTGGACTTACTAGGTAAGGAAGATGAATTAGACGAAATTAAAAACAAATCCTTTGAGACTCCTGACGTGGAAAGCGGTAAGGAACTTAAAAGTAAATCTAGCGAAAGGACTACCGCTCCTATAACTACAGATTTAAAGCTACCGACAGGAGGTTTGTTTACACCTAAAGATGCACAAAGCAGACCAAAAACAAAATCATTACAAACACCGACAGGTAAAATTAAACGTATTATTGATGATGCACCCACAGTAAAAACTAAAGAGTTAAAAGATATTTGGGAAGCGGAACGATCTAAGCTACTTGCTTTAGTTGAACAGAGAAACAAAGAGTTTGGAGTTATTCTCTAATGAAAATTAAAAATAGAATTGCTGGTAAAATTGTTAAGGACAAACCTAAAGAGAGCAGCACAAAGAAACAAAAGAAAGCTCGACGGGTTTCTCAACGTAGGATACATGCGTAATGCCCCGTGGTAGAATACGCCCACTTGTTAAACCGTTTCCCAGAGCAAGTCAACATACGTGGAAACAACAGCAGTTATTTATACACCTGAGTAATCGAAATCAAGAAGTACGTGACCCTTATGTGTTTGGTAGTGCCAGGTCACTATATGGTATAGCAAAATATTCAAGTAGATAATGGAGTAATATAATGAGTGACTATTCAATTTCAGTTTCTTGGTCTGGAAAAGATGCTTTATCTGATAGTGATCCAAATAAAGTTATTTCCGGTGGAGACTTCAATACTGAATTTACAGCGGTACAGACAGCGGTAAACTCAAAACTTAATAAAAACTTTGATAACATTACCAGTGCTTCAGGAGCTAGAACAGCTTTGGGTTTGGTTATTGGAACAAATGTTCAAGCTTATGATGCTGATAATGTGGTCAAAGATGTAGCTAATGAATACACTAAAACGCAAAACTTTAACGCTACTGGCCTAACTGACGGTGCAACTATAGCTTGGGACGCTTCAATTAACCAAGTTTGTAGTGTTACAATTACAGATAATCGGACAATGGCTGCACCTACAAACCAAGTAGACGGTGCTTTTTATCATCTTACGGTTATTCAGGACGGCACGGGATCACGTACACTAACATGGAACGCTGTATTTAAGTTTCCTTCCGATACCGCTCCTACGCTTACCACAACCGCATCTGAACAAGATGAGCTTACTTTCCGTTCCAATGGAACAAATATGTACCTTGTGGGTCAATCCCTAGCAGTTGCTTAATTAGGAGATAACAATGTTTGCAATACTTTCTGACGGTGCCGTAGCATCCCTTCACAATAACTCCCGATCCGTTGCGATTGCTCTTGGTAAACGTGATAGTCTTTCCTACCAGGCCAACATTTGTCAAGTGTGGTCAAAGGAAGAACTCAAGGAACATAACGTAGTTCGCTTTGAGGAGCCTTCAGTACCTATAGGTAAACTTGAGGAAGGCGATAAGTCGGATACAGTAGATGGGTTTGTAGTGACTCGTAAGGCAACCTGGGTTGATGATCCTGACTACGTTGCCCCCACTCCAGTATCCCATCTTCAAAGAGCTAAAGATAATGCGGTAGCAACAATTAAAATAGAGGCACATAAACGTATTATTACAGCCGTACCTGAATGGAAACAACGGAATGTAATTGTCGATCTATCCTCTGACGATGCAGACACAAAGGCAGCGGCAATTACAGAGTGGAAAAAGGTTACTGATATTAGAACCAAGTCAAATGAATTGGAAGCATCTGCAAATGGTATGGACTTGGATGCTCTTAGACATATAGATTTAAATTGGCGCGCTGACAAAAAGTGGACTGACTAATGTTAGTTTATCCTACAGGGATACCCACTGGCGGTTCTGG